TATATAAGGGTCTATTCAAAGATCGATTGCGTCGCGCTTGCGATCACGCCATTGCTCATAATCATTACGGCATTGATAGGCGTTTCTGGGATACCATGACCGGAGCGAGGAAAAATATTCATGGCATCGATACGGTTGTCGGGATCAAAGGTCTGCCGGGTCGAGCAGGTCTAGGCATTGGGCATCGACCGAAGAAAGATCATTGGGTGTTTGATGATGGTCATGTCGTTCTAAAACATTGGATTGGCGACGACGCCAGGAACTATTTCCGTGACTGACATCAAATATCCTCGTAAGGACGAGGTTAGAGGATTGCTGGTTGACATGGGCGATACCACCCATGAGCCGTGCATGATTGCTCATCCTCCTTTTGATTTATTGACTGACGGTGGCGATGGCCCTTATCGTCGTCTCCGGGTTGATGTGGCTCAGACTGGATTTTTTGCTGGTAGAGAATTCAGAACCTTTTTTCAGGCTGATATTCCGTCATTGCAAACCGTTTGGATTCATGCTTCAATAATCAGCGATATCATCTTATTCAATACGACATTGATCATTGATGGCGGCATCGTCGAGATGAAATTATATGTTGGTGGAGTAGCAAGCGGGTCATGGTCACCACTTCCGGTATTTCGTCGAAATACTATGTCAGTTGCTCCTATGGTTGCAAATAAAACTACTTTATTTTCAGGCGGTGTCCATGCTGACGGCATCTTGATCGATGTGATTAGGCTGACTGGCGGTAAGGAGGAAACGGTTGGCGGCAATCAAGGAGATGAGCGCGGGGTTGGTCCTGGCAATTATTATTATGGCATTTCCAATATCGGCAACCGGAGCGCAAATGTGATTTTTCATGGTTGGTGGGAGGAGCGAACATGAGCATCATCAACCTGGCGACAATTAAATCTGATTTAAGAGTTACCCATTCCAGCGACGATTCGATCTTGCAGGTTTACCTAAACGCCGCAGAGGATGAAGCGCTTAGGTTTCTTAATTCTGAGTCCTTACCTCTCGACACCAACGACGAATTGGCACCATCGATCTATGGCGCGGTATTCCTCCTGGTGCGATCTAAATATGATGCCGAAAATGGCGACGAGATTGCCAAATTACGACGTTGTGCCGAAACGATGTTGATGCCATATCGCATCGAGTTGGGTGTATAATGTTATCTGCTAAACTTCGCCATCGGATTGACATCGAGCAATTGACCATTACGCGGGATCAATGGGGTGGCGTAATCGAGACTTGGACTAAATTTGCTACCGGGATCCCAGCAGCAATAGTGCCATTATCGGGAAAAGAATACATTGCGTCTAGTGCGACCCAAGCAACTGTAGATACCAGAATGACAATCAGGTTTATCTCTGGAGTCCTGCCGTCGATGCGGGTCTTATTCGGCAACGTTAAATATAATATTAGAGCAGTCCTCCCAGATCCGACGTTGCAACGTCATTTAACGCTGATGTGCGAAACTGGTGCCAATGATGGATAAATGGGATCCAGCAGGAGTAGCTGGCGCATGCTTCGGGATCTGCATCGTTTTAGCCATTTTGTCGCAAATCTTTAGATGAATATTTATTCCGAAATCTATGCCAAACTTGAGCGAATCGAGTTGAAATTAGATGCTCTGATTGATGCTGTTTCACGTGAAACAGACGAGGAGCAGACTGATTTAGATGGCAATCTTATTCCGATTGTCGAGATTGAGCACGACTCGTTATGAGAGTTGAAATGGAAATCCAAGGAGCGGATAGGATCATGCACTTATTGCGATCTCTCCCTTATGAGACGGTATCGAAAAGAGGAGGTCCGGTAAAATTGGCTTTGGCCAAAGGTGCCAGGGTGCTGCGTGATCAAGCCAAGACCAATCTGCAGGCGGCAATCGCAATCAATGGCGATGTTTCTACCGGATTATTACTTGAAAATGTCGTGGCCACTCGTGGCAAGCCTCCTACCGGGTCACGCGGCGAACGATATTTAGTCCGAGTGCGTAAGAGAAAATACCCAGATCGATCGATGACCACCATTCCAGTAGCCTATTGGTTGGAATACGGTACTGTCACGCAACCGGCAACTCCCTGGTTAAGACCAGCTTTCCAGACAAAAGCGCAAGACGTGATCACCATTATCACCAAAGATCTATTAAGACGTTTGGAATTGATAGTGCGGAGATTGGGACGATAATGTTACCTCCGATATACACCATTTTGTCTGGTAATTCTGCCGTGGCCGCTATTGTGGCCACCAGGATCTATCCTCATGGTGAAGCCCCTCAAGATGTCAGCAGACCATATATTACTTGGTTTCTGGTGACCGGTACTCCTGAAAACTCTTTAAATTGTGCTCCTGATATCGATAGATGTACAATTCAAGTTGATTGCTGGCATCAAACCAGTTCGGGCATCGTATCTTTGACTTCTGCTGTTCGTGCTGCTCTAGAATCATCTGGCCATGTGACTGGAGTAATTTTGAACCAACGAGAGCAGGAAACTAAATTGTATCGCATGGCCATTCAACTCGATTATTTCCTGACTCGATAGGTGACATATGAGCGTCAAATCCCAAGGTACTGAATTGTACTTTTCCAATATCATTACGTCGAGCACTGACGATTTCGTTAAGATGGCCTGTCCTACTGGCATTAGTGGCCTAGGTGGTGCTGCTGACCAAATCGACGTTACTTGCCTGGATGCTACCGAAGATCGATCATTTGTCCGAGGTCTTGGGAATCCCGGTCAAGTGTCGGTGCCATTTATCATGAAGCCAGCCGAAGCCAGTCACCAAGTACTGTTTGATCTCAAGGAAGATGGAGGCATCATACCTTGGATCATCTGCCTGTCCGACGGCACTGCTCAGCCCACAATGAGCGGTGGAGCATTCGTCGCTCCTGCTGGTAGAACCTCCTTCAAATTCGATGCCTATGTCAGCGATGTCAACATTGAGGTTGCTACCAACGAGGTGGTGCGAGGAACCTTGACCCTGCAACGTTCTGGTGTCGTAACTCCTACCTGGAAGTCCTAATATGTTAGACGAATCCCTGTTCGTTTCTGATATTGTCCATTCTCGGGATGTCGAGATCAATAAGGACAAGGTGATTCGTCTGCATTTCAAGGAAATTCCAGCCATCGAGTTTATCAAGTTTCAACGAGCTTTAAATAGCGAAGACGAAGATACCAGGGCCGGGGCGATTGCGGTCCTAATTGCTGCCAGTCTATGCGAAGCCGATGGGACTCCTGCCATGACTGTTGATAAGGCCATGCGTCTGAAGACTAAGCCGATGGATGCCATTTTCAAGATCGTCATGGAAATCAATGGCGGGGATAACTCGGGAAAAGCATAACCCAACGAGGGGAGAAATGGTTCTGGCACATTCTCTCCCTTGCGTTGGGTCAAACGATCTCGGAATTGCAACGAAAAATGACCCAATCGGAATTCAACGATTGGGTATCATTTTATCGGGCTTATCCTTTCGATGATTTTCATCGATTCCATCGTCCTGCTGCCTTGATCGCGCAAGCTATGTCTGGTGGCAACATCGAAGACAGGCTAAATTGGTTGCAACCTCCTGATTGGGATGTCGATTTTGAGACTGCCGACATCAGGACCATGAAAGCTCTGGGGATCTCAAGATAATGGCAACTGCTGGCTCCATCGTCATCGATCTCCTGATGAAAACTGGTGCGTTTGAGACGGATGCTAAACGAGCAGAGAAGCGAATGCGGCAACTTGAAGACAATTTCAAGAAGGCCGGGATCGCGATGGCGTCTGCAGGAGCGGTTGCCGCTACTGGATTGGCGGCAATCGTCACCGCTACCGTAAATAATGCCAACGAGATAGCGAAATTCTCGAAGCTGGCCAATGCCAGCACCACTGAATTTCAACGGATGGCCGCCGCAGTATCGACGGTTGGAATTTCCCAAGAAAAATTAGCTGATATTCTCAAGGATGTGAATGATAAAGTCGGTGATTTCCTGGTCACTGGCGGTGGGCCGATGAAGGATTTCTTTGAGCAGGTAGCTCCTAAGATAGGATTGACCGCCGAAGCTTTCCGCAATTTGTCAGGTCCTCAAGCTCTCCAATTATACGTTTCATCGATGGAGAAAGCCGGAGCGAATCAACAGGAAATGGTATTCCTGATGGAAGCTTTGGCCAATGACGCCACTCTTCTCCTGCCGATATTAAGAAACAATGGCCAAGCACTAAACGATCTCGCTACAAGTGCGGGAAATGCTGGCGCGATCATGGACGATAAAACAATCGCTGCGGCGATACGTCTTAAGGAAACGACTGATCAATTAAAATTTTCATTGACCGGGATTCAAAATGAAATCAGTTCGGGTCTTATTCCTGAATTAGACAACCTGGCCAGAGAATTACGTAATCCTGAAACCATAGCGGCGGCAAAAGCACTTGCTAGCGGGATCGTGTCGGCATTTACCTCGATTGTATCGGCAATCAGGGAAACGGTAAACTTCACCAGGTGGCTCGGAGAATCATTTGCTGCCACAGTTCACGGCATTGCGGCATCAGATACTGTTAGACTTGAGCAGGAAATAGCAAAAGCCGAATCGATGCTTGAAAGCTGGGATCCTGGTGAACGAGTGCGCCTATTTGGTCCCAAGGGAATGGTTGAGTATTGGAGCGACGAGGAGCTAAAATCCGAGATCGCAAGGATGAAAGCTCAGGTCGAGCAAAATCTTACCATTACTCCGACGATAAAATTACCACCAGCACCTGAGCCGATTGTTGCTCCTGCTCAAGGTCCTGGCTTGGGAATAGTAATAGAGCCAAAAGGAGGAGATGGCAGGGGCGGGGGCGGCAAAGGTGGTGGCGCGGCATCTGCTCAGAATGAATTAATGAGCGAAGCCAGATCCTTGTACGAATCAACCAGGACTGCTGCAGAACGATATGCCCAGGAGCTCGACAAATTAAATCGCCTAAGATCCGCTGGATTGATCGACCAGGATACTTATAATCGGGCTGTTGATAATGCCAAGATGGCGATGGATCAAGCTCGGGATGCTCTCTATGCTGGACTCCTCACTGAAGAGGAGGAGCTTAAGCAATCATACGAGCGGCGTAAGGAAGAAATCCTAAAGGCCACTGAAATCACGGAATTGGAACGGCAAGATTTGCTGCAACGATTAACCGAGGATTTCAACGAGCGAATGGGCGAAATCACTGGCGAAGGTCATTGGGAAAGATGGCTGGAGTCGACCAGGGAAGCAATGCTCACTTTTGATGAGATTGCTACCAATGCCCTTGATCAATTCTCATCGTCGTTTGGTGAAGCTTTCGAACAAATGATCTTTGATTCCGAAAGCATGGGCGATGCGTTTACTACCTTAGCCCAGACGATGGCGCGAGGAATAATCAATGCTCTTGGTCAGATGGCCGCACAATGGTTGGCATATCAGGCTGTCCAATTGCTGATAGGAAAGACGACCGCAGCAGCAGCAGCAGGAAGCAAAATCGCTGAAGCTGCGGCATCCCAGCAGATGGCGGCATTAAATGCCTATGCGTCTACCGCTGCCATTCCTGTCGTCGGTCCTGCCGCTGCTCCTGGTGCTGCCGCTGCGGCATTGGCGGCGACTGCTCCATTCGTCACGGCGATTACTGGCTTGGTGTCTGGCGTAGTCGGTGCTCGTGCTGATGGTGGTCCTGTCACCATGGGCATGCCTTACCTGATTGGTGAGCGAGGTCCTGAGGTATTCGTTCCCAATACCAATGGCGCAGTCATCCCCAATAATAAGCTAGGTGGA